TTACATCGTATGTCAATAATTCCGAAGATATCAGTGTTAAGAAATCTATACAGACTATGTTCCGTAATGACTTCATTTCGTATATTGAAGGAAAATTTGAATTCTCTGTATTGGAACCTAAAAATGGTATTTCTCTTAAAGACGCTGTTGACAAGCATTTCAAAAAGTTAAATGGAAAGATTTAAGGGTATAAAAACAAAAAATGCATTTTCTAAAAATGGAAGTTTTTGATATTTAGTTAATTAGAGAAAATAAGTAAAAAACGAAAAATGCATTTTAGTTGGATTTGCTTGTATTTTACTTGGATTTTTGCTTCTATTAGTTAAAGTTTGATTAAAGTTTGGTTTGATTTGTACAACTTGCGTCTTTGTTTTGATAGTGAATTTATTAAAAACCAATGATTTATATGTTTAAATAGTGTTTAAATACCAGTTGAGCACTGGTTGTTGATGAGGTGCGGATCTGTGCGAAAAATGCCTTCCAGAGCGTGGACTTTGGAAGTTTTTTTTTATACCTGTTTTTTGGAAAAAATACAGAGTTAGGCGCAAGTTAGGCGCAAAAGTAAGCGCAAAACGGTGTGATTGAAATATGCTTACTTCTTTAAAAATTATAAAAAATCTCAAAAAATGAAGAATTAAGCGACCTTTACTTCTTTTTTAAGATATGGTTTTGGATAGTATTATTTTGAGTTAAATTTGTAATTATCAGTGATTTATGTGTATTTTATAAGAAAAAAGCCTAAAAAACACTGATTTTGGTATTCTTTAGGCGTTTGTAAGTGAGCTAAAAGTGTCCTAAAATGTATCTTAATGTATGTTTTAATGTCTATTCTAATCTGATTACGCCGACAACGATGCTCAAACTTCTGATGTCCGACTTTGGAAATGAGAATGGCGGATAGTTTTCTTTGTTGTCTGATACTAATATAAGGTTGTCTGGATTAGTCTCGTCTTGGAAGACCCTCTTGACAAGTGCTCCTTGAGAACTGTCTATAACGTAGATCTTTCCCCATTGAAGGAATAACACATCTCTTATATATTTGCAGGCTAATATGTCTCCGTTGGAATACTTTGGGTACATTGAAGACCCGGAAACTCTTATCATATAATCTGCGCCTTTATTTTCAAACTCCGGCACAACATATTTTTTACAATCTGCAAAAGCAACCCCGATTTCGTCTATTGTAGGTATACCTGCAATAGCTTCTATAGGTATCAATGGTAGTCCTTTTGTGTCTGACGTATCATTATTAATAGGTAGATTCTCTTCTTTTCGTATCATAGAACCCTCGCCGTATATGAGCCAGTTGATATTTAATTCAGGATATCTCTTTAGAATACTTTCTAATTTTGAAGCACCAATATTATCTTTAAGGTTATTGATATACCCATTAGAGAGATTGCATTCTTTCTCAAATTTTGAATTTGCAATACCTAAATGCTCAATATAAATTTTAATTCTATCCTTAACAGTTTGATTTTCATTCATAATAAAAAAATCTTCTCTTTTTTTAGAAAATATTCTATAAAATACTTGTGAGTTATTAGAATATATTCTATATTTGCAGTCATAATTCAAAAATGAACTCGCTGATAAAATTATGAAAAAAATCGTCACAACAAACGAAAACATCGAAAAACTGTCGAAAATATTCGGAGTGAGTACGAGATCGGTCTATAAGGCTTTAAGATATGACACCAGCGGTGATCGTCCTAATAAGATAAGAACAGCCGCTTTGAATATGGGAGCAACAAAGTTAACATCGGAAAATTAAACAGTAATTAAATAGTAGTCATATGTTACACGTAAAAAGATTAAAAGAGGATTATGTAAGTAATCATCACGAATTAAATGAGATTGCGGAATTGATAGCCAAAGAAGGCGACTTGGTTTATAGAGCCAAATCATGGTGCGAATGCAAGGGTGACAATGTAAGAAACTCTTTGTTGGTTACTTATGGCGGTAGCAATGTCTTGTATGCAAACATAATATGCTGTCCTGTATGTGCGGCAAAGAGATATGGCACATATCATCCTATTGAGAAGATACATGCCACGGCAATGAGGAGAAGAAAAGAAGACAGACTATTAAATAAAGTGTTATGAAAACATTCAAGAAAAATATTGGTACAGTGATGTCGGCAATAGGTATGGCTATCGCCATCGGAACGGCAGACGGAAGCAAGCATGAGATTCTGCTTCGCCTAATAGGTGTCGTGTTGTTTACTCTCGGCGCATATATTGCGCAAATGTTTGATTTTCAATCGGGGGGGGGTAAATCATGAGACTAAAAATCAAGATAAACACCTACGAGGTGGATGCTGAGCATAACATGGTGATACTTGCGAATATGGAGGATTTTTATGATATGCTCGACAATGTTAATCCTGTAATCATTGAAAATTACATAAAGAATAAAAACAAGGCGTAACCTGCATCGGTGAGCGGCATGAGGAAAAGTGAAGAATGAACTGGGTTCGACTCCCCGTCACCGAACTAATCAAAAGAGAAAGAGATGTATCAGAGATACGGAGACATATTGACAATTAGCGTGAACGACTGGATGGCAGCCGGACTGACTTACGACCAATTCCGCATGGATAGTCAAAGAGGCGGTCAACTTACCATCGTCAAGCGTGGCATCAACGGCAACACTCTTATAGATGTTAAGTCTATAAAGAGACCTGACCGTCGTGCTGCTATTGAAGCTGCTTTCGGGAGTATAGAGGAACAGGACAAGAAACCGTCTATCATGGATGTTGTGATTGACGAGGATGCCCGTATGTTCTTCCGCGACTACACATATACTGACGAGTCGGGAAAGGAACGTCATCTTCCAGAGGAGACGCAGCGCCAATATACCAACGAGGCATCTATATTCAATATGTTCCGCCGTGTATATAACAGACAGATCATTGCTCGTGCCACTAACGGCAAACGCAAGACAAAGAAGGAGTTCTTTTCAGAATGTGCAAAACAGGCTGAGATTCTCGCAGAAAAATACGCCAACAAGCTTCCATCTAATTCACGCTCATTGGAATGTAAGTATAATGAGTATGCCAGCAATGGTTATGAGTCTCTCATCAATAAGTTGTACGGCAATAAGAATAGCGGAAAGATTACTGAGGATGCGAAATATTGGATTATTGCTCGCTATGCGACACCTGTTGACAAGGTCACTACACAGCAGCTACTTGCTGAATACAATGAAGAGGCTCGCAAGCATGAGGATTGGAAGACTCTTTCAAGTGAGCAGGCTATCTACACATTCCTTAACCGTCCGGAGATAAAACCTCTCTGGTTCGGAATGAGATATGGCGAACTCAAAAGCAAAGAAAAATACAACCGTCAGCACAAGACACTGCTTCCTACTCGCAGAGATGTCTTATGGTATGGCGACGGCACCAAACTCAACTATTACTATCGTACTGAAGACGGCAATATCGCTACATGCAACGTATATGAAGTGATGGATGTTTATTCTGAAGTGTTGCTCGGCTATCATATCAGCGACAGCGAAGACTTCGAGACTCAATATATGGCGTTCCGCATGGCGATGCAGTTCGCCGGTTATCGTCCTAACGAAATTAAGTACGATAACCAAGGCGGTCACAAGAAACTCGCTTCCGGTGAGTTCTTCAGCAAACTCGCGCGCCTTAACATACCTACTGCACCATATAACGGCAAGTCAAAGACTATCGAATCTGCATTCGGCAGATTCCAAGCGCAGTTCTTGCATAAAGACTGGTACTTCACTGGTCAGAACATCACCGCTAAAAAGGATGAGAGTCGTGAGAACTATGAGTTCATCATGGCGAACAAAGCGAACCTTCCTACATTGGACGAGATAAAACGCCGTTATGCGCAGCGTCGTGAGGAATGGAACAACGCCGAGCATTTCGATACTGGCGTTCCTCGTATAAAGATGTATCGTGAATCTGTCAACGACAAGACATATAAAGTCGGATGTCTGGAAATGATTGACATGTTCGGCATCATAGATCCTACGCCAAACACATATACAGCATCTGGCATTACAAAGACCATCAAACGTCTCAACTATCGTTGGGAAGTCCTTACTGCTGATGGCGATCCAGATTACGACTTCTTACGCAACAACGTAGATCGCAAATTCCACATCGGTTACGATATGAACGACATGAGCATCGTGGCATTATACACTAAGGAACAAAAAGGTTACAGGTTCGTGGCTATGGCTCAGAAGTACATCGAGATTCATAGGGCGAAGCAGGAACAGACAGAGTTTGACCATCAGTTCATCAAAGCTTCTGAGCTTGCAAATAAGAAAATGCGTCTTGAAATGGTCGATGAGATTGAGACCATCATGGAACGTCATGGAATGCATCCAGCGCAGCATGGTCTCAACATGCCGAAACCGAAGGGTGTCAACCTCAAGAAAGAGGATGTCGGCAAGAAAACGAAGAGACTATCGAACATGGTGATTGCAGATGTAACAGACAAGTATTAAGACAACAAGATAATAAGTAGTAAATAGTTAAAAATTAAGGTTATGGAAGTAAGAGAAAAAGAATTAATCAAAGAAGCTCTTGAGCGTTATGTCGCCATCAAAGGCAGTCAGAACAAAGCAGGCAATGCTTTAGTCGGCATCAGCCCGGCAACGGTCAGTCAGATTCTTAACAACAAATGGGAACTTATCAAGGATGAAATGTGGCGTAATTTGGCGGCACAGCTCAATCTTAAAAATAAAACTTGGAACATCGTGGAGACAAAGAATTTCAAAGAATTGATGGAGATTTTCACTGATGCACAGGACAACAGTCTTGTGATGGCGGTGACAGGCGAAGCCGGCTGCGGAAAAACAGTGGCGGCTCGTGAATATCAAGCGGAGAACGACAATGTGTTTGTGTTGTGCTGCAACGAATATTGGAACCGCAAGCTGTTCATGCAGGAACTTCTTCGTGAAATGGGCAAGAATCCTGCAGGCGACACTGTCGGCGAGATGATGAACGACATCGTTACCACTCTCAAGCGCATGGAATGTCCGCTGATTATAATGGATGAGGCAGACAAATTGAGCGACCAGGTATTCTACTTCTTCATCACCTTATACAACAAGCTCGAAGACCATTGCGGCATCATCATGATGGCTACTGATTTCCTTGAGAAGAAGGTCAACAGGGGTTTACGTCTCAACAAGAAAGGCTACAAAGAGATCTACAGCCGCATAGGTCGCCGTTTCATCGCATTGGAGCCTATTTCAGTCCAGGACATCACAGAAGTATGTATCGCCAACGGTCTTACAGCCAAGGAAGACATCAAGGAGGTTGTGAAAGGTTCGGAGAATGATCTTCGCCGTGTACGTCGCAAGGTATTTTCAATCAACAAGAAAAACTCCAAGCAATGAAACGAGCCTATTCTATCCAGAACATCAGCGACGCCAAGTTCAAGACCATTGAACTTGACGGAGAATGGTCGGATGCCATAGGAACGCCGGAACTTACGGGCTCATGGTTCATATACGGAGCTCCGAAGAACGGCAAGACGACATTCGCACTGCAGCTGAGCAAGTATCTCACCAAGTTCGGACGTGTGGCGTATAACAGCATCGAGGAAGGACTGTCTCTCACCATGCAGATGGCTATGGAACGTGTGAGGATGTCGGAGATTGGTTCTCGCCTCATACTTCTTGAGAAGGAGGATTCTACGGAACTCATGGCGAGACTGAGACGACATAAGAGTCCAGACATCATAGTGATAGATTCGGTTCAGTTCATGGAACTTAAATGGACGGAATACAAGAAACTGAAAGAGACATTTCCCAACAAGCTGTTCATCTACATAAGTCACATCGAAGGCAAACAGCCAGAGGGCAATGTTGCAAAACGCATCTGGCGAGACGCCAACGTATATTTTAAGATTGAGGGGTTCAGAGCGTTCCCAGTGTCACGATACGGAGGTGGCGACTACATAGATGTGTGCACAGAGAAAGCTAATGCGTATTGGGGGTTTGAGAAATAATACAACAAGCTATGAAAAAGATTACAACGGAACAGTTCAGAGATTTAGATCTCAAATTATGCGACTTGCATTTCAGTCTTGACTGCCTCGAACGCAACAAGGAGAAGATGAGCTTCGAGGATTATATGAGAGAACGCAGTCTTATAATGCATAAGATAGAATGCCACAACGCTCGTGTGTCGGGCAAATGGAATAACACTCCTAAAACAGAAACCTATAAAAACGAAAACTATGGACGTTAAAGACAGAATCAGCGAAGGACAGCGACGAAGCCTGTTCTACATCTTCAAGAACATGAAGTTCGATGAGGATATGAGACACGATTTCATTTCTGATTATACGGACGGTCGCACCGACAGCTTGAAGGAACTTGGTTATATCGAGGCGCAGTCGATGATAAGGTATCTGCAGGAACTGAACCGGATGCCACAGACCAGGAAATATAAGTCCGAGTCGGACAGACTCCGCAAGGGTGTCATCAAGGCAATCGGAAAGTATTTCGAGAAGTGTGGCAGGACGGACATTAGCCTCGACTACATAAAATCGACAGCAATACGCGCTGCAGGAATGGTTTCGACTGGAATGATAAGCCACGACTTCAACAGAATATCGGACGCGACGCTGACGAGAATATATAACGAGTTCTGCAGGAAACAGGCAATTAACAGTTTACAATAAACAATTTAAAATTTTAAATTATGGCAAAGAGAGAAAAGAAAGTTGTGATTAACAATGTCACAAAGGAAAAGATGGAGTCAGCAATGGCTGATTTCGCAAAGGCGGATGCTCGCATCCAGAAGATTACTGCCACGATGGACGTGGAGATGACTCGTATCAGAGAGAAGTACCAGAATGAACTTGGCGCACTTGAGGAAGAAAAAGAAAAGGCTTTCGAGGTATTGCAGGTTTATGCTACAGAGCAGAGAGACGCGCTCTTCAGCAAGAAGAAGAGTCTCGACACTGTTCATGGAACAATAGGTTTCCGCACAGGCACGCCGAAGCTGAAGACATTGAAAGGTTTTACATGGGCATCTGTTACGAACTTGCTGAGGGAGTTTCTTCCGGATTATATACGCAAGACTGAAGAAGCTGCCAAGGATAAGATTCTCGCCGACCGAGACTGTGAAAACGTGAAGGAGAATCTCGCCAAGGTAGGTCTTTCGGTAGTACAGGACGAAACTTTCTATGTTGAGCCTAAAAAAGAAAGTGAGGAATTATAACATCGTAATTTTGATGTGATATGGCAAAAAGACGTGGAGTAAGTTATCAGAAACGTGTTGCGGATGTTAACGCGATATATGACAAATACGCTAAGTTGGGCTACAGTAACCGTGAGATTTGGAGCAGATATGTCTATCCTATATATCCTGTCTCGGAGCGCACTTTCTATAACTTGCTCAAAGCGTCTTGCGACTCTAAAAATGAGATACCTAAAGAATTAACCTTGTTTTTTGACTTTGGTGATGAACAGTGAAGTGCAAAGAATTTTCCGCAATATCATCAATGATATAGCGGTCGAAATGAAAGAAGAATTTGACCTTAATTTTGAAAGAGAAGCTTTCTTTAGCGAGAAATGGCAAAGGCGAAAATCCCCAATTCGCAATAAGGACAGAGCGATACTTACCGATTCCGGAAGACTGCGCTCAAGCATATCAAGCAGAACCACTGACCACAGCATTACATTTTACACAACACTTCCTTATGCAGAAATACACAATGACGGTGGAGAGATAGTGGTGACCAAACGTATGAAAATGTTCTTCAGATATAAGTTTTATCAGGCTCAAAAGATGACACGAAAATCCGCAAGGAAAAGAAGAGGTTCGTTGTCGGATGGTGGTTTTTATGCCTGGACTGCCGATATGAATATGAGTCCTGATGCTGAGTTCTGGAGACTGATGTCGATGAAGAAGGTCGGTAGTACGATCGTAATACCGCGTCGTCGCTTCCTTGGAAAATCTCCAGAGGTCGAGAAGAAGGTCAGAGAAATCATAGATAAAAATCTTACCGAATTTTTTAATGT